GACTTAGATGAGGTAACTAAAGATGAAGTACAATATGATTTAGATGCTGCTAATGTTATATTGGAGTATATTTTTGAAATTACAAGATCAATACCCGAATTTATGAAATTGTATGAAAAAACCGCATCATTTATGTTTTCTACCGACCCGAATATTGGCCTTACTATTATGCTTGGGTATGATTATTTAGACTTATTCCATCTCGTAATAATAAAAGTAGTATCTGGCATTTCTACCGAAGAAGTAATACAAACAGATGCTTATAAACAGTTATACGCAAAAATTTATAATTAATTTTTTGGTGTATATAAAATATACATTATTATATACACCTATAATGGCTTCTACACGTAATAAAAATAATGAAGGAGATTATCGTTTAGAACAACAAGCTAACTCTGGATTATGCAACTATTTAACATGTAATAAAAGTAATTTTGGAAATCCTACAACTACTCATTTTCCTGGAAACGGATTATTGCAAGGACGAATCGCACCCATGAATTTATCCAGTAATCCATGTGATATTGAATCACAATTGTTTGGCATAGGAACAAGCAATATGGTTAAACCAAAACCTTCTGTAAAACCTGTTATTCATGATTTACATTCTCTTAGTGTTAGTGACCGCCTTCCTGTCATGATTCCAGAACCATTGATTGTTGAGAAGGGACAACGCCCTACTATTATGAATTAGAATACTTTTTTTGTGTTCGTCTATGGGATAATATGTTATTACGGAACGTGATATTGTGAGCGTGTTTTCGTTGTTTCTTTTTTTCCAATTCTTCTTTTGATATAGTATTTTGTACTATATCTGATTCCACTGGTTCTTCCGATTTATTTGATGAAACTACTTTCAATATTTGGTCGGTAAAGTCCGATTGTATCGCCGCATTTGATGTTTTTTCAGGCAATTCTTTACATTCGGTTATGTTTATTTTCATGTACTCAGGTAACGGCTCAGAAATATTATTCTCTATTTTTATTGGGATTTCTATATTCGCAATGACATATTGAATTGACATTTTTATGATTACATGAAATATCAATTTATATTTAACTTTTTTGTCGGCTATATATTTAATTTACGACTTCGGGTTTTTCATCTATGTAAAATTCTTTCTTTTCTGGATGATAATTTACGTATTTTACTTGTTTTGATGGCGAAGTTTCATCATCATTTTTCATATACATTTTACCTATGTAAATATATCCTTCGTTTACTTTTGATGGGGGTAATTTATACGGGTCATTGTCTTCGGCTGGCGTGAAAGTAAACATATTACTTAATGAACCGATTAATAGACCTACTGATTGTTTTAACCAGTCTAATTTACCCCTCCAATCAAATGATTTTGTTGTTGGTTCTTGTGTTGTTGATGGTTCTACTACTTGTGTTGTTGATGCTGCTGCTACTGATGATGGTGCTGGTGGTGCCGGTTCTTGTGTTGTTGATGGTGCTACTGGTGATGGTGCTACTGATGATACTTGTTGTGATTGTGTTGTTGATGGTGGTGCTGGTTGTTGTATTGTTGGTTGTTGTATTGTTGATACTGGTATTGGTACTGATGATGCTGCTGGTACTGATGATGGTTCTGATTCTGCTGGTACTTGTACTGATGATGCTGCTGGTACTTGTACTGATGATGCTGCTGCTACTGGTAGTGCTACATTCACGCCAGTGTTTTCTATTGCCCTCTGATCTTCTTGTGCTGGTACTGGTACTGCTGGCATATCTAAGGATTGATTTAATATATTTATTAATTGGTCCACATTAAACCTGGGTACTTGTTCGGGTGGTGCTGGTGTTGTTGATACTGGTGATGGTGCTACTGATGATGGTTCTGCTACTGGTGGTGCTACTGGTGATGGTGCTACTGATGATGGTGCTACTGATGATGGTTCTGCTACTGGTGCTACATTCACACCAGTGTTTTCTATTACCCTCTGATCTTCTTCTTGTGCTGCTGTTGGTGCTACACTCATGTCAGTGTTTTCTATTGCTGCTTCTTCTTGTGTCATACGGGCGATTTCTTCTTCTTGTGTTGGTTCTTCTTGTGTTGGTACTGGTGCTGGTACTGGTGGCATAGCTAAGGATTGATTTAATATATTTATTAATTGGTCCACATTAAACCTGGGTACTTGTTCGGGTGCTGCTTCTTCTTCTTTTACCATACGGTCTGTTTTTTCTTCTTCTTCTAGTGCTGGTACTGCTGATGGTACTGCTGGCATATCTAAGGATTGATTTAATATATTTATTAATTGGTCCACATTAAACCTGGGTACTTGTTCGGGTGCTACTTCTTCTTGTGTTGGTTCTTCTTCTTCTTCTTCTTCTTCTTGTGCTGGTACTGCTGATGGTACTGCTGGCATATCTAAGGATTGATTTAATATATTTATTAATTGGTTCACATTAAACCTGGGTACTTGTTCGGGTGCTGCTTCTTCTTCTTTTACCATACGGTCTGTTTTTTCTTCTTCTTCTAGTGCTGGTACTGCTGATGGTACTGCTGGCATATCTAAGGATTGGTTTAATATATTTATTAATTGGTCCTCATTAAACTTGGGTACTTGTTCGGGTGCTGCTACACTCATGTCAGTGTTTTCTATTGCTTCTCGATCTTCTTCTGGTGCTGGTACTGGTACTGCTGGCATAGCTAAGGATTGATTTAATATATTTATTAATTGGTTCACATTAAACCTGGATACTTGTTCTTCTTGTGTTGGTTCTTCTTGTGTTGGTTCTTCTTGTGTTGGTTCTTCTTGTGCTGGTACTGGTGGCATAGCTAAGGATTGATTTAATATATTTATTAATTGTTTCACATTAAATCTGGGTACTTGTTCGGGTGCTGCTGGTGGTACATTGGGGGGTGCTGCTGGTGGTACATTGGGGGGTGCTGCTGGTGGTACATTGGGGGGTTCAGTTGAGGACAACGCTAACATATCGGTTGAAATGGCGGTACCCGAAGGTTCTGATGTAGTTGGTACATTGGTGGGTTCTGATGTAGTTGATGATGGAGTATATTTTTCACATACAGTGTTTAATTTCTTAAATTTTTCGGTAGCAATATCTATACATTTCGGATTTTTATCAGGATGAAATCTTAACCATGACCGTGGATTAGGCTTCTGTTTATTTGGATTACAATCTTCACTTGGAATTATATCACGTTCGGTCGCCTTACATGTTTCTATAATTGGTGGTTTAGGTGGCAATTGTCCTTGTAGATTAAAATTTATATTTTCATTTGAAACAGCTGGAGGAATATTATCATCAACAGTAGCTTGGTCTATGTTTGGTATTACGGCTTCTTCTTCTTCTTGTGCAATATGGTCTGTTTCTTCTTGTGCCAAACGAACTGCTGATTCTTCTTGTGCCATACTGGCGGTTTCTGCTTCTTGTGCCAAACGTTTTGCCTTTTCATCAGCAATAGCATTAGCTCCCTTATTCAGCAATTCATCTAATACTTGTTGTTTGTTACGTGTAACTTGGGTTTTAGTATATTCATCTTGTACTGTTTTTTTTTTATCTTTATTTTTTTTTTTAAGTGGATCAATTACCTTATTAAATAATTCTTTTGCTAAATCGGATCCCGAACTCATTATGTATTATATTTACTTATAAATTATGCAAATACAATACTTTACGTGAAACTACATTATTCTATTACTTGTTACTTTTAGAACGTTTTGTTTTACGACGTTTTGTTTTACGACGTTTGTTTCTTCTTCGTTTTGTTTTTTTACCAGAACCCTTGACCACGTTTAAATTGGCTCTTGTTTCTTTCCATTTGTTTCGTTCGTCCGTTATTTGGGCGTCATAAGCTCTTACTTTGTCTTCCAGTTCTTTTATTTCGTCTTCTACAATCTTTATTTCGTCTTCATTGGCATTATTGGCATTATTCGCTTGTAGACGGTTTAATTTAGATTGGGCTTTAGCCAATGTACCCGGTTTAATAAGCGATTCATCAGTAATTGCGGCACGGTCTATTACTGCTTGTTGGCGTGCAAGCTCGTGTTCTTTCATTTTATTTACCAATTCCTCTATATCAGCATTCTTCTGCGCCAAAGCTTCTTCTTGTTCTTTTTTTAAAGCCGCCGATTTTGTTGCTTGGTCTTCTTTTACAGCTTCAAGAGCACCGTCTAAATTATCATTAAATACGTAGGGTGATGCGGGTAATGCGGCTAATCCGTATAATTCCTCATTCTGCTCATCCGGTTTCTTATTCGCTTCTTGTTTTTTTTCAAAACGACTTTGTCTTATTTCTAAATTGTGAAGTTGAGTGTCTAAATCCTCCATTTGTGATTCTTGTATTATTGGTTTGCCAAGTATACGACCTATTTTTCCTTTTAAATGACTTACTTCCCTTGGGTTCACCGTGGGGCCTAATTCAATTTCTAATTTTTCCATAGAATCACCACATGTTTTGCCGATACCAGTAATCTTAGGTGGATTTGTTGATACACTAATAAAAAAATCTGGGTTTGTGTTTGGTGTATTCATTATAATATATAATCTATACAGATTAAATTATATATCAACTACCTAAATGTTTCTTATATTACTATTACTTGGTATTTTTTCTTGTTTTTCGTTTACGTTCCATGTTTTTTACTGTTTTTGTATTTGACTTTTGTTTTTTTGACCGTGTTGTTCGTTTTTTTTTTGTTTTTTTACCCTTCCCGGTTTGTTTGTCCAAGTCCCAGTAAGCACTAAATCTAGGAAATGTTTCATGCATTAATCTTTGTTTGCCTTCATTCCATAAATTAAAAGCGTCCTCCTTACTCATCTGTATCTTTTTGCTTTTTGCTTCCTTAATGAAACCTGGGAGTGATGTGTTTTGTTTAAGTTTCTTATACACATTACTAATTTCGTTCCGTGTAGGTTGGGGAAATAATGGTTTGCGGAGACCAGAATGGGCTGAAGTACTCCGTAATAACGTATTTTTATATGGATTAAATCTATTTATCACGCTATCATCTTTAGCTAATACAGTTTCCGCTTGTTTATTTGCGTATTCTACTGATTTAATGAGGTCATCATTATTATTGGGAGATATATCTTTACAGTATTCTCTATTTCCATATTCAAATGTTGAAAATACGTTTTTTACCAAATTCTGTTTAAAATTATCTAATCCCTTAATAAAATTTTGTTTATGTTTTTCAAAATTATTATTTGTTTCAGACTTACTATACGTCTCATGTTTAACATTTACCATTTCATAATCATCATATAAGTTGGGTTTGGTACTATTTTTAACACGGTTATCTTGTTTTTCAATATATGTTCGTGCGGTATCGCATTCACTTTTCCCCAATTCTGGGTCAATATTATCAATTATGGGGGTCAAGAAATTTGATTTATAAGCTAATTCATCCACCAATCCTTTTAATAAATTCATATTATTACTTATTTCAGTTTTATTATCTTCATATTTCGTCTCTTTGACTTGATCTGTAATTTCACGAATCTTCTCTAAAAGTTTTTCATCTTCATCGTCATAAAATGGTTGGTTAGAAAGCGATTTAAGTAATAATTCATTCTGATTTGTTAATTTACCAATAATAATGTCAATTTCTTTCTGTATATGCTTTTGTATTTTTAATATATCTTTGGTTTGGTCGGGTTTTAATGTATTAAAATTGGCAATCTCATCCATGACTTCAAATATATCAATTGGCTTACCATCTATTTCTATTGTTGTTATTGTTAAATCAGTCTCCTCTAATAAACCATAAATATCATTAAATTCTAATCTTTTATCATCATCTATTTCTTTTAATAGTTCTATTTTTTTATTAATTTCTTCGTAAATAATCAATAATTGAACTCCATTTAATAATAAATCTATATCGTTCTTTTGTATACTTTTATCATTACTTAAACTATTTTTAAACATTTTCTGTAAATTATCTGGTATATCTTTACCTTCAAATTCACTATTAAACTCATCAAATACCGATTTTAATTCATCATTTAAGTTTTCAGTTTTATTTATTTCTGTTAATTTATCTAATGTGAATGATAACATTTGTTGTTCTATATCTTCTGGTTCAACTACTGATTCCTTTGCGAATCGCTCATCTTCGACCTTGGCTTCGGCGGCAACTCGAGCTTCCTCTGCCAATCGCTCCTCTTCTGCCTTGGCTTCGGTGGCAACTCGAGCTTCCTCTGCCAATCGCTCCTCTTCGACCTTGGCTTCAGCAGCCACTCGAGCTTCCTCTGCCAATCGCTCCTCTTCGACCTTGGCTTCGGCGGCAACTCGAGCTTCCTCTGCCAATTTATCCTCTTCGGCCTTGGCTTCGGCGGCAACTCGAGCTTCCTCTGCCAATCGCTCCTCTTCGGCATTGGCTTCCGCAGCATCGCGAGCTTCCTCGGCCTTGGCTTCAGCGGCAATTCGAGCTTCATCAGCAACTACTGGTGCTGGTATATAATCAACTACTGATTCCTTCACAAATTGCTCCTCTTTAGCATTGGCTTCCTCGACAAGTCTCTCCTGTTCTGCCTTGGCTTTGGCTTCTTTAGCTTGTAATTTACGTGCTTCATTTTCTTTAGCTTGTAATTTACGTGCTTCATTTTCTTTAGCTTGTTGTTTGTTTTTATCATCTAATTCTTTTTCAAATATGTCCCAATCTTCCATATCTTCAATAGTTAAATCCTTCTCGACTGGTGGTATAATTTCTTCATATATTGGTGTTCCATATCCACACTTTTCTTTATTATTTGTATTTGCTTCGTACTTTTGATTATCTAATTTCCATATTTTAAGTTCTTCACCTCTCGAAATAAGCATCAATCGTATAAAAGAATTCGGGTCTTTTAAATTCAACTCCTCAATACCTTCTTGTAATACTTCCTTAGTTAATGATGAATACTTATTATAATCAGGTATATCTTGAGTAAAAGTATGTTTTTTGATACTGGATACTTTGTAATTATATTTTGGATTTCCTTTTAATTCACTACATATTTCCAATGTAATTGTTATATATTCATTAGGACTAATGGGAAATAAACTATCATGTAAATAATCATCAATATTTTTTGAGTTAGAGATTAGTTTATGCTTTCTTGTCTTTTTATTTCCGTTTGTTCCTTTAGGGTTTTTACGAGATAACATTTATAATATAATATGCAAATATAAATATTATCACGGATTGTCATAAATGTACTCTACAAAAGTATAGAAAATTGATTACTAAATATGTATAGTTGTTATGGTATCAAACATTACAACAATGAATTTCACAGTATCCGCCCCTATCCGTAAGAAGACCATCTTGGTATTTGACGTAGAAACAAGTGGTCTTCTACCCAAAAAAGACAAATCAAACCCCAATCATATCCCAATTGAAGCTTATCCACATATATTACAACTAAGTTATGCTTTGTATGATATTTCTTCAAATCAATTATTAGACAAATATGACACGTATATCAACGTAAAAAAAGAAGTGGAAATAAGCGATAAGATTACGGAACTGACAGGTATTACGCGACGTTCGTGTAATAAAGGGGTTTCAATGGTAGAAGCTCTTACCAACTTTTATAAAGCCTATATTAGTTCTGACGTAATTGTAGCTCATAACATTGACTTTGACAAAAAGATGATTCTGGTAGAATTGGAGAGGAATAGACCAGAAATAATAAAAAATACGCCTGAATGTATGACAATATTTAATTCCACATATGAAGAATTAAATGGTGTAGAACATTATTGCTCTATGCGTAAAGGCACAGTCATCACAAATATTATCGTTCCATCTAAGTATCCCGGAAAACCGCCCAGTTTAAAGTGGCCGAGATTGAATGAATTATATGCCAAGTTGTTTGATGGAGAAACGGTTGATGGTCTCCATAACGCGATGGTGGATGTCTTGGTATGCTTACGGTGTTATATGAAAATGAGACATAACACCGATTGTGGTCTTCTTATGAAATCTAAATAAACAAATAATAGAATCTTCAAATGTGTAAAATACTAACTAATTACTTTTTCTTATGGACTTTCTTTTTTGAGGAACGTTTGTTCTTTTTTGTTTTTCTGGCTTTGTTTTTCTTGTTTTTTGTTTGTCTCTTCTTTGACTTACGTTTGCCATTCCCAACTGTTTCCCCATCACGTGTTCTTTTTCTAGTAGCAGTACCAGTAGTAGGAGCAGCAGTATTACTTTCTTCATCATCACTTTCTTCCATCGTAACAGCATCAGTACTATCACCAGCAGCAGGACCAGTAGTAGTAGCAGCAGTATTAATTTCTTCCATCGTAACAGCATCAGTAGTAGCAGCAGTATTAATTTCTTCCATCGTATCAGCAGCAGTAGTAGGAGCAAGAGCAGCAGTAGTAGGAGCAAGAGCAACAGTAGTAGGAGCATTATTAATCTTTCTTCTTTTTACATTATCGTAATCACCAACATTATTTTTGTATTCTATATTATCTAAATTAAAATCAATTTCGGGTAATGATCTTGCCAGAGCACCGTAATCAGGCGATCTACTATCCTTTAAACTTTGAAATAATTCGGTTGTTGCCTTGTATAATTTAGAAGATTCACTTTTAAGTGCGTTTACTACCTCTTCATCTGACATCGTAAGTATTTCTGTATTTAACGCTAAAATGGCCGTTTTTGTTTCTCCAGCTGTAATAGCTGTTATTGTAGCATAGTGACCGAATACTTTCCTTATAAGAGTTCCTAACGCGACAGTTGATAATATCCCGGTTCCAGCTAACGCATATGGTGCTATAGTTTCCGTCAAAGTAGTTATGAAAGAAGCTATAGTACCAGGGTTTGATATAGTCATCAACGCTAATTTTCCACCAACATAAGATGCTAATGAAGCCTTTAATGTATCATTCCATACAATTTTTATACAATCATCTACTGTTGTAAGAAATTTGTCATAGAATCGTGTAGCATAACCAAATAACTTATTTTGGTTAGTAGGTTGCTGGTCTGATTCGATGGGTAGTTGGTCTATTGCGGTTATAAGTAAAGCCAATCCTTTTGCTGGACTTTCTTGTGATTCGACGTTATTATTGCTTTCTTTTGGGCCATTGCCACCTTGCTCTTGCAGGTTTAACCAGTTCATTACTTTATCCAAATCATTCATCACATTATCGGTGTCGTTAGCGGTGTCGTTAGCGGTGTCGTTAGCACGTTTCAATTGCTGGTAAAAACTCTCTACTTTATTCGAGTCTTCTGAACTACATTGACTATTATTTTGTGCTTGTATTATAATGTTTTCAATATACTTCGGTATCACATAATCTTTTAATTTTGATGGCATGTTACGTGTTCGTTGAGGATTAGGCATATCTCAATTATATAATAACCCAACATAATAATTAAGCCGAGCACATTTCACAAATTTCATCTTCTGTATTTTCACCTAAAGTAGTTCCTTTATTTTTTTCAGGTTCAATGGTGAATTGTTGGGCTTGATGGCGTGCTCTTCTACGTAAATAATAAATACCAGTTTTCAATCCCTTATTCCAACCATAAAAATGCATTGATGTTAAATTATTATAAGTAGGGTCTTCCAACCATAAATTCAAACTCTGACTCTGACATACAAATGCCCCTCTATCAGCCGCCATATCAATCAAATTACGCATAGGAATTTCCCAAACAGTTTTGTATTTCTCCTTAATATCATCCGGAATAATATCTATCTGTTGAATGCTTCCGTTATTCGCAACAATGTTATTCTTAATTTTGTCATTCCACATGTCTAAGTTCATTAAATCTTTCATTAAATATCTATTCACGACCATGAAATCACCCGCAATAGTTCTACGACTATAAATGTTGCTCGTAATTGGTTCAATACATTCATTATACCCTAAAATCTGTGAGGTAGACGCAGTTGGCATAGGAGCTACCAACAATGAATTTCGTAGACCATATGTTTTAATTTGTTCTTTAAGTGCGTCCCAATCATACATCTTTACCTTTTCATTAGGGTCTACCTCCCACATATCAAACTGTAAAATTCCTTCACTCGCAGGAGACCCGTCAAATGTACTATATCGTCCATCCCGTTTAGCAATCTCACATGATTCAGTCAAAGCAGCGTGATAAATGGTTTGAAAAATACGAAGATTGATTTCTTTCGCTTCATCCGACGCAAAAGGTAAATTCAATAATATAAATACATCAGCCAAACCTTGGACGCCAATACCAACCGGTCTATGACGAAAGTTACTATATTCTGTTTTCTTGGTAGGATAAAAATTAACATCAATCACTTTATTCAAGTTATAGGTAACTGTACGCGCGACTGAATGTAGTTTTAGATAATCAAATTTGACATTTCCATCGTCATCCGTAATAATAAAAGCGGGTAACGCAATACTCGCAAGATTACATACAGCGGTTTCATTTTCATCAGAATATTCAGTAATTTCACAACATAAATTAGAAGATTTAATCGTACCCAGATTTTTTTGATTACATTTACGATTTACTGCGTCTTTATATAACAAATAAGGAGTTCCGGTTTCCATTTGAGCGTCTAAAATCTGAAACCATAAATCACGAGCCTTCATTGTTTTCCTACCTTTACCTACGTTTTCATAATAGGTATATAGTGTGTTGAATGCGTCTCCATATACATCAGATAATCCAGGACATTCATCAGGACACATTAGAGTCCAATCTTCTCCAGCCTTGACGCGTTCCATGAAAAGGTCAGACATCCAGATAGCATAAAACAAATCGCGTGCTTTTAAATCTTCATCTCCGTGATTTTTACGTAGATCTAAAAATGATTCAATGTCTGCATGCCAAGGTTCCATATACATTGCGAAGCTGCCATTACGCTTTCCGCCTCCATTATGAACGAGACCATTATGAATAGTATAATTATGTTCGTGTTTCATTTGTAAATCATATACAATACCATCGTATTGGGTGGTTTTGACATCTTTTACACGTGTTAGTAGATAATTCTCATATTTCATGTATTTAAAAAATTGGTTGTCGTTATATTCTAATCCCATTAAATCGCATAATTCTTGCGTTCTTGGAATACGCAATGTATATGAAATGAGCTTATTTTCAATCACTCCTCGACTTGTCATGTGTTTTTCACCTACCCTATCGCGAATACTCCCACTTGTTAATATTCCCATTTTGAGACAAATTATACGAGCACTTTCAATCAAGTTCAATGATGTACTATCAAATACTACTTCGTTATTAGACAAACATCCGTCAGTTTCTAACATTCCTTTAAGAATGTACTTTAATTTATCAACTGGCAGATTCAACCATTTTGGCAATATACGTTTTTGTTTGGTTTCGTTATAAAAATCATTATATCTAAAAGGCAATTCAAGCTGTCTATTCCAACGTAGACGTGTAATGTTTCCATCTACCGTAGTAAATGTTTGGATACTTCGTTTTTGGAAATAATCTTCTAAGTATGTCAGTGTATCTGATTTATTTTCAGTATGCATTGACACATAGCCAGCGGTATCATTCGAACAATTGATACATCCATCACCCAAAATTATACCATACGTTCTACAATCATCTTCTGTTATATTACTAACATCTTGTTCGTATTTGGGAATTGAATATACAATCATGTCATTTTCGTCCAACTCCTTTGCTTCTACCCATTCAAAAGTTGCATGTTTTTTTTCTAATCGGTTTCTGATAACATTATAATTTAATCCTTTTACCTGATTACGTAAAGCATATACAGGATGTTCTGGAGTAATACGTAATGGAAAGATAGAATGGGTAGTTTTAATTTCTAACATTTCATCATTATATACGTGTTCCAATACGTCTTGTATGACTTCCGTTTCTCCAAGAGCATTATAGATCTGAGTAACACCTGATTCACAATGTTGAATTTCTTTAGGTCCATCAGTTGTATAAATAATAGTTTCGGGGTGGACGCATTGATCAACGTATTTTGCAGTGTGGTTAAATACACGTAACATGGGAACAATTCCATTAGAAGAACCATTTGTTCCACGAATATCACTACCAGAAGCACGCACATTATGAATATGAAGTCCAATACCACCAGCCCATTTTGAAATCAAAGCACAATCTTTCAATGTATTGTAAATACCTTCAATGCTATCATCTTCCATAGCAATTAGATAACAAGAAGATAATTGTGGATGTGGTGTACCCGCATTAAATAAGGTAGGAGTAGCATGGGTAAAATATTTCTGTGACATTAATTCATATGTTTCTGTAATTTTCTCCAAATCATCACCATGAATACCCATAGCAACACGCAGCCACATATGTTGTGGACGTTCTACAATTACTCCGTTTACTTTCATCAAGTACGCACGTTCAAGAGTCTTGAACCCAAAATAATCGATTAGAAAATCCCTATTATAATTACATAATGAATTTAATTCATCCTCGTATGTTCGTGCTGTAATCATCATATCATCAGTAATTAATGGTGAATGATTACCATGTTTATCTTTATTCATATATAGTTTACTCATTGTATCAACAAACATAGATGATGTTTTTTTACCATGATTCGCAATAATCAATCTGGTTGCTAATGTACCATAATCGGGATGAACTGATGCCATACTCGCACATTGTTCGGCAGATAATTCGTCAATCTTGGTTGTAGAAATATTATTATATAATTGGTCGATTACCTTCATTGCTAAGGATGTATAATTGATTTTCAAACTATGTTGAAGAGGTGGTACTGGAATATCATACGTTTCTTGCCCGATTGTCTTAATGCGTTTCAAAATTTTATCAAATGACACGATTTCGGTCTTACCCGAACGCTTTGTAACGTGCATTTCATCATCAAAATTCTGAGTAGACGACATTTGTATATATTATTTATATACAAATATCTATATCGTTTACTACTATTTAATTGGAATCTAATTTTATTAAACAAATCTTATTTGTCGATGGTATATTTGTTATCGTATGGCTACCTGAAACATCATCTATAGATACGGTTGTCTTTGGAATTCTTCGTTTTGGCGAACGATGTTCGTACCCTTCGATTTTTTCCTTTTCAATAGTATCCCATACTTCTTTTATATTATGGATTGCCTTAGAAAACCAGGTTCTATTTCGTTGTATCAAAACACAAGATATTTCATCTAAATACCAATATAGTGTATTGAATAGTATCATATTATCAACCGTTTCTTTCTCTTTTGTTATCCATTCATCAATTGCTTCAGGAGTTAACGGTATATCCAAAGGCATATAGTGATATGTGGGATTGTCATTTTCACTGAAATCATTGTTTATAAAATGTAATACTATTCCTCTATATTCTGAATTCGTTGAATTGTTATAAAAATCCTCTTTATTATCGTACTCTTTAATACGCGTTTCCACAAAATCACAGTTGTCTAAGTCACATGTTTCCATTTGGATTTGGGTTTGAATCCAGTACTCTTCTTTCGGTATTCCAGTAATTTCACGATTTACAATATTCTTTATTTCTAACATAGTTCCGTATTTTTCGCTTGATGGTAATATATTAATGCCATCGGGTGAAGCACCGATGTAAGGATAGATGGAATGACGTATACATCCAAATTCACCTATCTTTGTTTTGTATAAATCCTCATAAATCATTGTAGTTATAGGCTCGTATTTAACACCCCAATGCATTGCGTTCGATGTTCCATACGAAACCCGTTCGACTGGATTATCATAGGCTTTACATTTTTCATATATCAGACTGTTTACTTGCGATTGGCTTCCCAACGCTTTCCATAAACTACTTGCTGATAATAGACTATTTCGGAATTCATACCATTCAGGAGTACGTTGCGCCGGTTGAGGTTGTTTTTGGATATATTCAATTATAGTGGTTAATTCTTCTTTTGATAACTCGTTTTTATCTATCAAATCAGAAGTACTTTGTACGGAACGGGGTACAATATGACTATTGTACGCTATATATGATTCATGTTGCGATTCCACAAAGTCCACTATTTGTTGGAATTCGTCTTCATCGCATATATTTACATTTTCCCATTCAATCCATAGGTTGATACTAATGCTATTAATCATATCTTTATAAAATTTTGGAGATGATATTTTCAGTATATTATCAGTATAACAGTCTTCAAATTGTTCGTATATATCTTCAATAATATCATCAATTTCATGGTCTTCAAATGAATCAAATAATAACATGGATTCTTCGGTTTTACAAGATATAGATGAAGATATAGAGATTTCATCTATATCCGATTCATATAGCGAATTGTTAGTAGATATTGTGAATGTGGTATCGGTTTCAGTCTCTTCACTATTGCTGGTAAGATAAAATTCTAAATCACTCTCACTCATTTTATTGTAATCTGTAATATTATATCATATTCTTTCTATACAGTTTTTACGTATTACTCTAATAGATTTTTATCAATAACCGTTTCTTTCAATATATTATTGATGATTTTCTTTTCAAATTTCTCATCCTCTTCCTTACCATAACCTCCTAATGATGCTTTGGAATATTCAAAGAACTTGTCACATTCGGGTGTATCCAATATATCATAACGTGGGTTTTCAGCTATCCATGGATGCACTTGGGCTTTGTTCTTATTGGCTACTATTCGGACTGCTTTACTTAAATGCTTTTTTGTTTCATCTTCTTTCGCCCATACATCAGAATCTTTTACATAGACCGTTTCGCGTTTCAAATCCGTACAGTGGATTGGTCTTATATGGGGATGCATATCGCGGATACGTTCTAACATGATATCGGATATCCCTCTTACATACCCTACTTCTCCTGTTTTGATAAAATCATTTACAGTCAGTTCTATTGACTGAATGAAATCGTTTAGATTGATAGCATCTTTACATGTCTCATTTAAAAATACGTTTAAATTGAACTTGTTGTTTGTTGTATTGTTGATTGTATTGTTGTTTGTCGTATTTCCTGTGTTCTTTGATAGCTCTATAATTGTATCTTGTTGATCTGTCATTTTCTGTTGTTGATCTACCATTCTCTTATGTTGTTCTACCATCATCTCCTTGAATTCTTGGTTTTGTTTCAGTAACTCTATTACCAAGGATGAATCTACTGGGGGTGGGATTTGTGTTATTTGTGTTTGGTCGGGTTCGGTTATATTTTCACTCGTACATTTCTGTTTGTGATACCATAAACTATTTCGGGCTTTATATACCTTACCACAAGAGCACTCAAATGTGTCGGGCTTATTATCAGTTCTATTTATTCTATTTATATGTTTTGCTGTTGTCAAGTGTGTATCGTAATTACTTTTCTTGCTGCTAACAAAGTCACATACTTCACAATAGTATTTACAAGCTTTTTTCGGCATTTTATTTGTTCTAAATAATCTATATATGGTGAACACATAATAATGCTTTATATCATTACTTTCATTAATATACTTAAAAATTATGCAACCAATAATAACACTCATCAATTCAAAAATACTGCAATATCCTCACAATCACCATTTTGGAAAAGTATTAAAACAAAACTATCTTGCACAAATCAAAAATGGACATTTTATAAATGTCCATTTTTTCAAATCGTAGCCATTTCTTTTTTGACTTTTTTTGACCTTTTTGTCTTTTCAGCGTAAAACTATTTAATTTAAGAATTAGTATTAATAGTAGAACTAATAATCTTAGATAACTCTATAATTTTATCTTGCTGTTCTGTCATTCTCTGTTGCTGTTCTGTCATTCTCTTATGTTGTTCTATCATCATCTCCTTAAATTCTTGGTTTTGTTTCAGTAACTCTATTACTAAGGATGAATCTACTGGGGGTGGGATTTGGGTTAGAACGGGTTCTACATATTTACATTTATTACGATGTTTCCATAACCCGGAACGAGAATTGAATTGTTTACTGCAATTACCACATACAAAAGACAAAGGGGTAATATTAGTTCCACTCATTTCCCGAACATGTTTTCGTGTCAGTAAATGACGATTATAATCTTTTTTGTTTTGGGTTTCAAAACAACATTTATCACAAGTAAATTTCCATGAACGTATTGAATCGTCTCCATTTTTAGATTCGTTCGTAGTTAAACATTCATGTTTGATAACATTTGTACGATGTGTGTTAGTAGTGTTATGTATATCCAATAGATTATTCGAACCAAAATAAACATCACATACTTTACAATGAGGGCGTTCATGTGGCGGTGTATATTTCATCAGTTTAGGTTTCGGTTTTGGTAAAGGCTCTATACTATTAAGAGTTGCGTTATAATCTTCAAAATAGGATTGCTCCAGTTTTTTAGCTGCATATAAATCATCACAATTATGAAACGCAATTATTTCCATCATCCAATTGTCCCACCCCATATTATCTCGTATAGTCTTGTATAATTTGCAATTGTAATTCGACGATTTATTATTTTTGCAACCTTGCTTATGTGCGTATTTTCTCTGAACGAAATTCGTAGTATGTCCTATATATAGGTCATCTATAGATGCGTCTTTACAATAAATTTTGTAAAATATCGTATTTGAATAATCAATGTCAACCTTAGGCATCTTATATGTAGTTATATGTTATAGTGTTTATATTATTTTAGAATATATAAGATAATATATTAAGCATGACCTATTACCGCACAATCAAACCGTTTACCAGCATGTCCGGTAGTAAGTGAATCATCATGACCTCCTTTTCCCAAGTCATCTTCATCAACATGAATAATAATAGACCTTCCAAAAATGGAAAATTTCCCATATAGGGTAATTTTATCGGTAGATATATGAGTTTTGACTTCTCCAGCATCATTAGCTACTATGTTTCCTAAATCACCAGCGTGACTATTCTCCCCTTGTAATCCCCCATGTGTTTTATTATGTGGATTCCAATGTCCTTTACATTCCGAGCAATCTTTCTTTAACAAGTTCCCTTTTTCATGAATATGAAACCCGTGTTTACCAGGAGATAAATGTTTGACATGTACGTTAATTTTAACAGGGGATTGACTATCATCTTGATAAAATGTAACATACCCTCCTTCTAATTTACCTTGAAATACTGCTATACCTTGCATATTGGTTTATACTATATATCTATAATTTCTTCAAAAATAATACACGTATGTCGTTCATCTATTCTAATCAAAATGTAGTATTCATTTATGTAATGAGTATGAAGTCAATATCAGTAGATTTAACTCCCAAAAAAACAAGAGAAGAAATTGAAGAAGAAAAACATATAAGAGAACAAGAGAAGAAAGCAAAGAAGCATCAAAAACGTGTGGTAACAAACCATAAAAAATGGGAATTTACAGAAGAAGAATTACAATGTTCTCAACAACTCCAATATATAATGCAAATAGAAGATGAAAAAGAGAAAAACACAAAACAATACAAGTGTATTTCCGAGAGCTTTAGACAAAAACTAAGTAGTTATCGTAGTCAAGACATTCAAAAGGACCGTTATTCCGAAGAAAATTTTACAGATATAGAGAACATTATAGAATTATTACAAGAATCGGGCAATATATGCTATTATTGTAGAGAACCAGTCAATGTTCTCTATGAATATGTGCGCGATCCGAGGCAATGGACGCTTGAGCGAATAGATAATAGTATAGGTCATAACAAAGGTAATTTAATGATAGCATGTCTGAAATGTAATATAGGTAGGAGAACAATGCATCAGGAAAGGTATGTATTCACCAAACAGTTGAATATAGTAAAAAAAGAATAACAATAAAACTGATATATAAACATATATACAATTGTTCTCAATGTCAGATATAAATAATAGTATTGAGAACAATCGCAAGAATATTATCAATAAATTGGATTATTTCTATAAAACCAATAAAATACCTCATTTAATATTTCATGGCGAATCGGGATCTGGTAAACGTTATATAGTAGATGAATTCATACACAAAATATACAATAACGATAGACATAAGATAAAACAGAACGTAATGATTGTAAATTGTGCTCACGGCAAAGGTATAAAATTTATACGTGATGAATTGAAGTTTTTTGCGAAGACAAATATGAGGTCAGATTCAGGAGCATCTTTTAAAACGATTGTATTGATTAATGCCGATTTCTTAACAATAGACGCTCAATCAGCCCTAAGGCGATGTATAGAATTGTTTAGTCATACTACCCGTTTTTTCATCATTGTAGAGAACAAACACAAATTATTGAATCCAATTTTGTCTCGTTTTTGTGAATTGTATGTTCCTGAATATGTAAAAGACAGTAAAATCGAAAATTTACATCAACATTTTATAAAAGAACATATAAACCATGCATCTAATACAAACGAATGGTTAGACGCCCAATTAAATCCAATTGATATAAATAATCATAGTGAGTTAATGGATTTTTCTGACAAATTTTACCAAGAAGGGTTGTCGTGTCTTGATTTTATCGAATGGGTGAAATATACAGATACATTATCAGATATGAAAAAGAACGAAATAACCATATGTTTCAATACTATAAAATCCGAATTTAGAAATGAGAAACTATTGCTGTTATATTTGTTAGATTATTTGTATTTACGTTTAAACCCAACCTTAAAAAGTATGTTAACAATATAATTAGATGGACGATTTTGTTTTATCCAACTTACAAGAATCCCGAAATGAATGGTGTAGTCGTTTAGTGAGTATTTTCACTCCTTTAATTTTAGGAGGTATAAAATCATTATTTAACGAATCATGGAAATTGTGTATTGATAATGATGAACCAAACAAATATTTAATGACGTTTCAAAATTTATTATCCAGAATTCCCAAATGGAATAATGAAATAATTGAGGATGAACGTAAACGCATAATTGAACGTAGTGGTTGTAATTATTTAGAAGATTTGATAACTTGCGTCCATATTATTCAGCTCAAAGTTCTGACGTGTATACGAGTGGGAAATAAGCAAAAGAAGATAGATATATCAATCCCAAAGTTGGATAGCTTTATTCACAAAGTATATATCAACGTAGCCCGAAAGGTATATTCAAATGTGTATTTGTTTGACAAGAATATAAGCCCATTGCAATTACAAAAGAACAATCGCGAACTGGAAAGCATAATTCAAGAGTGTATTTTAATTTCAATTCGCGAGAGCATCCCAACTGAAGCTATTATTCGTGCTTATATGGATGAAAGTGTCGAACAAGAAGAGGAAGTAATAATTGAAGATGTGAATGAAGAAGAGGAAAAAGAAGAAAATGAAATTACAGTCCCTACACCACAATCAGAATCAATAAATGATATTGATGAAGTTGTACCTGAAGTTGTACCTGCAATTAAAAATGTAGATGAAGAAGCCGTTGTAACAAAGTTATCTTTTAATGACATGGATGCGGTATTAGATGAATCTGATAACGTAAAAACAATAGAGGCCCCCAAGTCAATCGAAAGATTAGAAGAAATCAGTACGGAACGGGCCTTTCAAAGACAATTAGAAGAAGAATCGGATGATGAACGCATCCAAATATCAACCGAGCAAGTAGATTTACGAGACTTTGATGAGCTTGGTTCTACCCATTCGGTTCAGAAGGTCGACGACAGTATTATTTTAGATGACATTGAAGAATTAGTATAATTTAGGCGGATTCGTCTGTTTACAAATAAAAAAATGACAAAAAATTATATTAGTAATGGAAAAAGCATTTATACTATCTTTATTCATCACCGGTGTTTTTTTTGTATCCAAATTAATTGATATGAAGTATATCAGCAAAGAATGGAAACCAATGAAGACTGTTATCCGTGAATCCTTATTTGTATTGGTCTCAAGTATCATTTCAGTAGTCGTATTTTTTCTTACCAATGGTAAGATGAGTGATTTCTTTGATATTTTAACCGAAAGTAAAACGTTAAAGCCATCTGCTACCGAAGTATTCACCGGTGAACCCGGATTCTAATTACACTATAAGTAAAATTGATTACTTATAATGTATAAAAATGTAGACATACTATAAAATGAGTGCGATTCAAGCAATAAACACATTCAAAACGGAGGGTATAAATGCTCTTGAAAATATACCAGAACAAAGGTACGTTACAATAATACAGAAGGCAAATGATGCCTATTATAACAATAAACCATTAATGACCGATAATGAATTCGATATTGTAAAGGAATATTTCGAGAAGAAGTTCCCAAATAATCCAGTGTTACAGACGATCGGTGCCCCAATCACCAAAAACAAAGTGTCCTTGCCCTATAACATGCCTTCAATGGATAAAATAAAACCAGATACAGATGCGTTAGATAAATGGATGAAAAAATACACCGGAAATTACGTATTATCATGTAAATTAGATGGAGTTAGTGGAATGTATACAACTGAAGACAATACACAAAAGCTATATACTCGTGGAGACGGAACAATCGGACAAGATATAACACATTTACTTCCTGCATTAAACTTACCAAAAGTAAAGGATATTGTAGTTCGTGGTGAATTTATAATATCAAGGACAAAATTCGAAGAAAAATATAAATCAAGATTTGCGAATCCCAGAAATTTGGTAGCAGGTATAATAAACAGTAAAACGATTGATAATAAGATACATGATATGGATTTTGTAGCATATGAAGTGATAAAACCAGTATTGTGTCCCAGCGACCAAATGAAGTTGTTAGAAAAATACGGATTTAATACTGTTCGAAATTTACAGATGGCAACACTAACCAATGAATTATTATCACAGTTATTAATTGATTGGAGAAGTAATTATGAATATGAAATAGATGGTATCATTGTATCAAATAATAAAAAATATGCTCGTACCGAAAAAAATCCCGAACATTCATTTGCGTTTAAGATGGTAATATCAGACCAAGTAGCGGAAGCAAAAGTGGTAGATGTAATATGGAACGCCAGCAAAAGCGGATATTTAAAACCCCGTGTTCGTATTGAACCAATACATATTGGCGGTGTAAAAATAGAATATGCTACTGGATTTAATGGAAAATTTATAGAAAGTAATAAAATCGGTATTGGTGCTGTAATTCAACTCATTCGAAGTGGTGATGTAATTCCATATATCAAGTCCGTAACTACAGAAGCCGAACAAGCCAAAATGCCAAATGTCCCTTACCATTGGAACGAAACAAATGTAGATATAATATTAGATAACATAGAGGATGACACCACGGTAAAGGAAAAAAATATAACAAGTTTCTTTGTAGGTATTCAAGTTGAAGGATTATCAACTGGAAATGTAAAAAGATTAATGAATGCGGGTTATGATTCGATTCTAAAAATAATTCATATGAAAAAAGAAGATTATGAGGGAATTGAGGGATTCCAGACAAAAATGATAAACAAAATCTATAATGGAATACAAGAAAGATTGAAAGAATCTACATTAGTAGAAATAATAGCAGCATCCAATCTTCTTGGACGCGGTATAGGAAAGCGTAAATTAGAACCAATATTTGAAAAATATCCAAACCTATTTACACTATTAATCTCAAATGAAGAGTTAAAAGTAATGTTACTATCAGTAAATGGTATAGGAGAAGAAAATGCGAGAAGTATAGTAGAGAATATGAAGAAAATGAAGACGTTTTTGGCAGAGGCAAATTTATTATATAAGTTGTGTAACGAACAATCAAAACAAACTATTAAAACGAAAAAATCTCAAACTGAAGAAGACCATATTTTACATGGAAAAAACATAGTAATGACAAAGGTACGAGATGCGTCCATCATATCCGCGTTATCTAAATATGGCGGAAAGTTAGAGAATAACATTACAAAAAATACATTTGCTCTAATTACAAAAAGTCATGATGATGTGTCTTCTAAAACAAAAAAGGCAAACGAATTGGGGATTCCGATAATGACACCATTAGAATTCATCGAAAAATACCTATAATTATCGTTTCATTTTATGTGTTCTTGGTGGTATGAGAAACACATCATTGTCTTTGGAAAATCTAACCGATTTTTTATTTGTATTATTATGCGTTATAGTTGGAAATGTTGGACCAAATAATGTACGGACTGATGGAGACATTTGTTTGATGCAATACATATTCAGTTTATACTATAATCACAAAACATAAATTTATTATAGGAAATATATGTTTTTCAAAATTAGAAATATTTCGGTAGTCGATTTACATCCATTACATGTTCTCCTGTTTCAATATTATCAATAACAAATTGATTAAAAAATGGATGTTGTAATTGTTCTTGTGGCGTGTGTTTATGAACTGTGCGTGCAATCATTTTATATAATTTAAAATCTGGATATCTCTCTTCTCCATTTTTCTTATATAATACATTTTTATCATTGTCGTCTAAACACCATCTGTATATAGTTTTCTGTAAATCATCATAATCATTATAATCAAGATGTTCTGGAATGATAAAATCATAAATAGAGCATCCAAGTCGACATAGGTCAAAACTCATATTTGGTTCCAGTCTGGGTTTTTTGTTATTAAAAAATGGCTCACAGTTATATTGTGTGTCAGCATCTCCACCAGGTCCGAAACTATCAGAACAATAGGTGGCCCCATTAAAACGATATATGCTTCTTCCGAAGTCAATTATTTTGTATATTCTACCATAGGTAGGTACTTTGTATGTAATGTTCTCAAACTTATAAAATAAATACGGTATATCTGTTTCCATATACATAATATTATTAGTGTGAAGGTCATTATGTGTAAATGAAAATAGTTTTTGGTATATAATAAGGGTCATGACAACTTGAAATAAAGCACTTGCTGTATTTTCCAAGGTAGCATTTCCAGATGTAAAAAGGTCGTCAAAAGTACCATCACATTTTTCAAGACATATCATTTGAACGGGGTAGTTATGAATGTATGCGAATTGGTCTTCTTGTGTAGTACATGTACTATCATCATTCGATGTATCAGTACTGGTTTCCCAATCCGTATCTGACTCATCATTATCATCTGTATCTGTTGTATATGCGATAGAACTATTATCATCACTTGATTGTTCTTCTTCGGAGTCCTTATTTTTAGTACTATCTACAATAAGTTTGTTCTCATATATGATACAATCATCGAGTGACTCATTTGTAATATCATCAATATCACCTAACGACTCTGCGATTGAAACCGCCGAAATATTATGATTTGTTTTAGAGATATATAATTTGGGTCTTTGTTTTCTGGAGTCGTCACTTTGATATTGGTCTATATTTACATTTTGAAGAGTAAATAGATGATTATTTTTATTATTAAAGAATGCTGATTCGGTTAAATAATCCATATCATCAGAAACATCATACTTGTATTTCTTTTGAATACCAAGAAACGAACCATAGAAATCCAAACAGTTGACTATATTATGATTTTGTAGAGTCATACTACTCAAATAATAGAAAAATGTGTCAACGTAAGCACAATTATGAGGTGAGCTAATTTTCGAAAGTACATTATTTGAATTGTCATTAGAAACACATGTAGATACAGGCAAATTATGTAAGAATTCAGTATCGTCTTCATATTTTCCTACCATATAACGTAGTGGATCTAATAATGGAGAATATTTAAAGAACATATTTGTTTGATGCTCTACGCCTGACATATCAACAACTGAATGTGTATTTACAAAATGTTTATGATGATTTAATTGAATTGTATTATAATTTTTCTTAGAAAGAGTAAATAATTCATCATAAATAGGATTATACTTTTGTAGTTTATCAATAGAAAATGGGTTATACCCGATTTCTATATCATCAGTAGACGGATCATAATTTGTCTCTAAAGAAACAATATCAATCGGGTTACATTTGTAATAACCAATTGAAAATTTATTATCGTTCATAGATTTAATATTCATGTACTATTTTTACTATAAGTATTTAATACATTTTTATGCTTAAATACAAACTAATTCAACCTGTAAATTACCATTGTAATCACAATCTCGTTTGAATTACTTTAGAATAATATAATAGTAAAGTATTGTAAAGGAAATGAGTTTGGAATTAAAAAAATTTAATATGCGCGAAATTACATTCAAACCTGATGAAAATAAAGGTCCCGTGATTGTTATGATAGGAAGACGTGATACGGGTAAATCGTTTTTAGTAAGGGATTTATTATTTTATCATCAAGATATTCCAGTAGGTACAGTAATGTCTGGAACCGAAGCAGGTAATGGATTTTATGCCGCACATGTTCCTAAGTTATTCATTCATGAAGAATATAATACTGTTTTAATTGAAAATATATTAAGACGTCAAAAGACAGTGTTAAAACAAGTAAATAAGGAAATAGAACAGCATAAAAAATCAAAGATAGATCCGAGATGTTTTACAATTTTAGATGATTGTTTATACGATCAATCGTGGACCCGTGATAAAATGATGAGATTATTATTTATGAATGGGCGTCATTGGAAAATTATGTTGATAATTACAATGCAATATCCTTTAGGTATTCCTCCTAACTTAAGAACAAATATTGATTATGTATTTATATTAAGAGAACCATATTTAACAAATCGTAAGAGAATTTGGGAAAATTATGCGAGTATGTTTCCCACATTAGAATCATTTTGTAGTGTAATGGACCAAACAACTGAAAATTATGAATGTTTGGTTATTAATAACAACGCCAAGTCCAACAAATTAAACGACCAAATCTTCTGGTATAAAGCCGAAAACCACCCTCCATTTCGATTAGGTGCGAATGAATTTTGGGAAATGTCAAAGAAATTAGGGTCTGATGATGAAGATGAAGCATATGACCCAAGTAAAGCCAAAAAGAACAAAGGACCTGCTATAAATGTAAAAAAGAGTAAGTGGTAAAATAATATATTTATGTAAATGCGCAAATATAGTATACAAAGTGGTTACGGGTCATATAGACTTTCATCAACTTCTATCTCATCATCTGAATCGAAATAGTCGGTTTCATATAGGTCATCTGTTGGTATGTCGGTTTCACGAATAAGTTCGTTTAATCGGATAGAAAATTCTTCACTGAATACAAGTGATGTATTGTTACTAATGTCAGCATTTGGCTCGTCCCCTACTATGTCGTTATCCACAGTATCATATTTTGTAGAAGGTTTTACATATGGAACCGGTTCGGTCCTACCATTGAGAGTAATAAACGCCGTATATCTTTTTCTATCTTTAAACACAAAGATTTTTCTGCCAATGCCAGGACATTTTTGAATAATATCATTCATTTTTGTTGACATAAGTCTATAATTCGTTATTCGTTTACTAAGATCAAAATTGTATTTATAATGAATATAATTAGTTACCGCCGATTTAAATGTGTTAATTAAAATATCGTTTGGAAAATCCTCGTGAATATCCAAGTCTATAAAAAATTCACCAATCATATCATAAATGATCTCCACAATCTCATCTGAATCTTCATTATCAACAAATTGGTTGATATATGTATATCGAATAATGAGTTTATGATTTTCTCCAAATACATCAATGTCAAAGTCAGATATAAAAAAATTATGCACTACTTCAGGAACAATCGAGAATCGTTCTTTCATATAAAAATAAATATTATACAGGTTACTCTTTGAAAATACAACACCACTATATGGATTCTTCGGGCTGAGTGGTTCTGAATGAAACATAGGGGAATTACAAACAGCTGCGATTATAATATGCGAAAGGTCTTGCAATGTAAATAGATATGTACTATCATTCTCATATAACTGGATTACATTTCGTTGGGTTATTGAGATGGGTGCCAAGAATAAATCATGGTCTACTTTATTTTTCGAGTACCGTTGTTTAATCCGTTTCGCAAAATTCGCAAACCCCCAGTATACTTTTTGAATCTCACTAAAAAAATCTAAAAATAAGTTTTGATTTTCTGGTGAAATTAAAAAATTGTCACCTATATTTTTATCAAGTCCTTTAAATTTCGGTTCATTTGATAATACAAATATACATTTCATAAAATCAGCATGTAAATTCAGTTGATTACCAAAAATATGTTCCATATATGAAATACGACGAATTGAATCGTCCAAGTGAGTACCAATCATTTTGGACGTATCGACATTAATATCGTGTTCGTATTTTACATCACGTATAAATAGTTTATGTGCTATATAGGTAAATGTTTTCATGTTATCTATGTAATAGACAAAAAAATATTTATATCTTTTCAATATAATATATAACCTTAGTATGTTAAAAATCGCTCATCGTGGATATTCAGCCAAATATAAAGACAATTCAATAGATGCGTTTATAGGTGCTATAGAAGAAGGTTTTGATATGATAGAACTGGATATACAATTATGTAAAGGTGACGAAATCGTCATATTTCACGACACTATGATTCATGATAAAGAAATAATAGATATGACTTTAACAGAATTAGAAGAATTAAGTATAATATCATTGAAAACCTTTTTTAAATTAGTGGATACATTCCATGTTGAAGTATATTTAGATTTGAAGGGATCAGACAGAATCGCTGAAAAGTTAATAAAGTTTTTACATAATAATCCAAATGATGTTTATTTACCAAATGTATTGATAGCCAGTTTCAACAGGAATATGTTACATATAATTAAAAATAGTAATATTCAAGTAAGATTAGGATACATTACAAACAGTAATTATTCAGAACACGAATGGAATATGCTAACATATATAGTAGATTTCGTGTGTATATCAGTAGAACAACTGAATAATGAAACACTTAGTTATTTACATCACTTACATAAGACAGTGTTTACATATACATGTCACAATGTGAATGAGTTGAACTATATAAAAAAATTTGATATTGATGGTATAGTATCAAATATAGCGATTGAATAAATTATCAATAATAGTTTATTCAATAGTCAATTACTTATTCCTCTTTTTTATTATCATCTGTAATAGCAAGTTCGTCTGCTAATTTCGTAGATTCAGCCGTATTCACTTCACGTGATTCAAAATCAACGTTTTCAGGAACACCATTTAGATTACCCTCTTCGTCGATTGATTGTGTAAGAACATTACCACTTGCTTTAGCCTTTTCTACGTTCTCCATGATAGCCTTCCTTTTTGTCTCACGAACACGCTCTTCAAACTCCTTTTTAGCAAGTTCTTCATTTTTCATTTTCTCTGAGTGTAATGCGTTAAGTTCTTCTTCCATATGCTCTACACGTCCGGTTTTGTATGCATCTGGGTCCCAAGGAATCCATACACCAACAGGGCCAACATAAATATCATGATTAGGATCACTTTCGCGGAGTTTCTTGCACTTTTCTTCAGCCTCTTCTTGATTTCCAAATACTCCACGGATCTTAAGACCACGTACTGATGTTTGGAATGCGTGTTCGCGATTGAATTGTTCGTTTAGCTTATCTTCTTGTTTATCTAAGAAGTTCTTGTAATCATCTTCAATACCACTTTTCTTTAACTTATCCGATTCTTCTTTCACAAAATCATTAAAATCACCGATTAATGTTTCCACGTTAATGTTATGTTTATATGAGATGAAATGGATGAATTCAAAATATCTTTCCATAGATTTAGAGAATTCCCAATTCTTGATGAACTGATTGAATAGATATACTTCACGTTTTTGTAAGATTTTTTCAGGAGACACGAATGACATACATGCGAATTTTTGCCCGGCAATAGCTTGGTCTTCATCGCACAAATCGACATATTTAGAGTTCATTGAACCATCCGCATTCATTTTCTTTTCGTATCCAGACATTTTAGGAATATACAAAATATAGTGTTGATTATTTAAGTGATTTCAAGTATTATTATTAAATTATTATATTTTTTTGTTAGGGTATAATATAAACGAAATGTTTGATTTAAACGAGTTAGTTAAACGTGCTATTAAGTACTTGATTGAAGGTTTAGTGGTTGCTCTTGCTGCTTTCGCCATCCCTAAGAAACAACTTAACGTTGAGGAGATTATTATTATTGCCTTAACTGCTGCTGCCACATTTAGCATCCTTGATGTATTTATCCCTGCTATGGGTTCTTCTGCCCGCGGTGGTGCTGGTTTCGGTATTGGTGCTAACTTGGTTGGTGGTCTCAAGATGGTTGCATAAATAGTATGATTTTATTGAAATAACTATATAATTCAATAAAATATTAGTGTAAGAACAGAGTATAAAAAGAAGTATAATATATATTGTAATGGATGCACCTACAACACAAGAATTACAGAATGAAATATCCGCATTACAACAACAAGTCATTACATTAAAAACTCGTCTTGCGAAATATACAAATAATGAAAGACATAAAAAATATTATGAAAACAATAAAGATAAAGTTAAGCAAAACGCAAAGCAATATATAGAGAGATTGAAAGAAGAAAACCCAGAAAAGCTAAAGGAATATCGTAAGAAAGCTTATCTGAATAGAAAACAGAAAGAAAAAGATTAAGCATCGTAATATGGATTATCGTGTATTTTCATTCCACAATATTGTTGAGGTTCCTTTTTATAATCAACTGGGCTATGTATACCCGCTTCTTTTGCGCATTCAAGCAAAAATTTAAAATTACTCCAGAACTCGCTTTTATGTCCTATTGATTTCGTCATTACATGTGATAATTCATGAATGGCTACGAATGTCAATGTACTTTCATCAATCAAATGGTCGTTATCTTGTTTGTCTTTGTTTAAACAAAACGCGACTTTTTCACCTTTGTTCTCACTGTACGCAGTATAACTACTTGTAGGTAGTGTCTCCATTATCTTCTTTGGATTGAAATTTTGTTGTAATCTTTTCACATTTTCTTTGTCTGGATATTTATCGCCTACATAGGTAACCAACTCTTTACATTTGACCGTAATTTTAGCGAGTAAATCGGCAGCTTTTTCAATATTTTCTCTTTCACGAACACAATATTTATTACCATCAACAGTAGATACAATACATGTTAATTGGAAACCTTCATAGTTCTCGCGGTATACATAATAACTGGTGCTTAATATAAACCCTATTATAAAGTATCCTAAAACGTCTTCACTTCTCATTATACATAATTGTGATAAAAATACAATTCCATTGAAATATATTATATAACAACAATGTCATATAATATCAATAATATGTTTAAGCACCAATTTCTAATTGTTGGCGAGTAGAGTCACCTTCAATAGTGCTTTGGTTCCATGGACCGATATCAGCCTTGGCGATAACTGGGTCAGAACGAAGTTGAAGATTAGCATTTCTCATAGATTGGCCGACAGTATCAAGACCGACGTGGTAACCAGCTTCAAGAAGGTCGGGCATCTTTACACCTTCAGCATCAATATTAGTAGGGTTTAAATTATTCCACTCACTGTTCTTATCAGCAGGTAATAAATCAGTAGGATTAGCTACAGGTTGAAGAGCGTATCCGGCTTCAGTCTTTGCGGAAGAAGGTTTGGGTCCAGCAGCATTAACGGGATCCTCTGCTTGCTCGACTTCCTTCTCGTTGGTACCGTCCTCCATCATGTCACGTACCATTTTCATTTGTCCGTTATAAGACATTAATCCATAGATAGCGATAACAGAAATGATTATTACTAACATCATCTTGGGTGTAAAAAACTTAGTAAGATTCTTAAACATTTGTTTATATAAACGCCTGATAAAAAATATTCACGGCATATTGTAAAATATGCTAAAATATTCTTTTATTTATAGTCATTTTCACTATTTATACTTTCATCATCAATCTCTAAATCACTTGTATCACTATCTATGTCATTCAACATATATGTATTTTTAATATTCTTTGCTTCTAAATAAGAAGATAGTGCCAATTCTTTTGCAACTTTTGCTTTTTGTCGGGCATCTCTATACATTTGATAATATACTTCATTTGGGTTCTTCAAAGTTAGTTTATCGTCGGTAGGTAACTCTTCTAAAGTAAATACTACTTCTTCCATTGAATTATTAGAGTTGTCTACTTCTGTGTTAGTATGAATTAAATTCTCAGCTTCATCAGATTCTGTGTTTACATCATTATTTGTAGTTACTGTATCAGTTTCAATACTATCCAATTCGTCTGATTTTCCTAAATTATTTGTATCGTTATCTAATTCTGGTAATATTTCAGATTGTTCTATTTCAGATTGTTCTATTTCAGATGAAATGTCATTTATCAAGTCGGATACAATCTCGTTAGTGATGGTATCATCAGTGGAAATCGTAACATTTTCGGTAGTATCTAAATTATTGACTGTCTCAATTGATTTAATAGAGGGGTTTTGTGTTTTTGGCTGTATAATACATTTGTCAAATAACTGAAATTCCTCAGGTCTTAGGGTTAACGATTGTTTCATTTCGAGTTCTATTTGAAAACTTCTTGCCGAACACTTGATGCCTTGGACTTCAATAATATTCATCAACTTGGTATTTTCTGTAATTGTCTTGAAATCAACTTGATTCTCATCTTCATCATATATTTTAATAGATGGTTTATCGAGCGCAGTAGGTACATTTGTTCGTATCAAATAGAATTTACCTGATTTATACACTTTTAATGGTGATGTGAAATAGTTCTCAATATCTGCCTTTTCCATATTACCATCAAACCAAGTATCGCGATTGTCGTAAATATATTGAATACAATACTCTTCTAATTTCTCAAACCATTGAATAATATATTCATCTTCATTCGTGAAAAGCATATCAGTGTAATATTTTCGACCATTTTTTACAAATCCATTACGTGTATTACATGTGGGTGGTTGGATATATAGAGGACTATTGTCTTTTTTGAATCGAATAAAGTAATTCCCTCCTGAAATCAGAGTCGGTTTTGAGAGTATTAATTTATCGAAATTAAATTCACGCAACTTTTCATTGGTATCGTAGATTTGTTCCATATTAGTTTGTATGTACTGTTCTCTTTATTATAATTTACTCATTAAACATTAGTTTTACGTTTGAATTATTAGTATTGTTTCTTTGAAGTTTTTAATACGTAATGAATGCAAAGTTTGCGAGATAGTTGTATATCATTTTTCCAAGATGAGAATATAAAGCGAGATTTAAGAGAAATTGCGAAACCGATACTTGATACAATATACGACGAATTGAATATATACGTTTGGATCATACTGGTTTACAATATATTTTTAGTTTTTATCATTTTAGCGAATTTATTTTTATTGCTTCGTTTATTAAGATATTCAAATAAGGTATCATATATAGATTAATATGTTCTTTTATAATATAATGGCATCACATAAGACAAATAAACGTTCATACAAAAAACGTACCCCTAAAAGAAAAACACAAAAAGGCGGGAATGCTCTTATGAAGTATTTCTGTGGAAATAATGAAGCCGCAGATGATGGTGAAGCTGATGATGGTGAAGCTGATGATGGTGAAGCTGATGATGAAGATGGAAAAGGACAAATCGCAGGAGAAGATCCTGAAGGACAAATCACAGGAGAAGGACAAATCACAGGAGATATCCATGGTTTAGGTAAGAAAGGACGCAAATCCAGAAAATCAACAAAAAAAGGAAGAAAGCCACATAAAAAGAATCGTAAAACAATGAAAAAGAAAAAGAAATCCGCATGGACCACATTCGTTGTAGATTTATACAACAAAAATAAACTAAAAACCAAAGGTTATATGTTTAAGAACGCATTATCCGATGCTGCTAAAATCTACAAAAAGTAATACATGCATATAAACAATTAAAAAAACACATTTAGTAATATTATAACATGGATAATATTACTAACAACAATCAAAGTTTGATAGTCAAACCAAATAAAAACGAACGAGAACTTTTAATCGAACAAG